CACCTCATAGAACAAGCCCTTAGTACCTGCGGCAGTTGTTGCGGCGGTAGAACCAAGAACTGTGTTTGTAGATGGTGACAAATATGCTAGTGCAGCAGAAGAAGCGATTGCAGGAACGCCCTCAACCTTTGACATTTCAAGGTTATCTTCAATTGTCATATTAGTTTCGCTTTGAGATTTTAAGTACCATAAATAGCCACTTCCTCCGTCATAATCAACTTCAACCCATCCAATTTGCGCCATGTCTGACCCTGTAACTGAATAGTTGTCTTTGATGATGATAGGCTTGTTGTCATAAAAACTTGCCTGCGCTTCCAATGTACCAACCATACCTGCTGAACCTTTTTGAAATTCAGAGCCATAAACGAATGACGTTACTGTACCTGAACCAAATGGATCGGCGGCGGCAGTTGTCAAGTCATAATATGACACGGTAAAGGTAGTAGCCGTAGTAGCGGTGATGATTCCCTTTTGAGCAGAACCATTAGTTCCTGATAAGAAAACCGTTTGACCGATACGATACGAGCAAGTACCTGATGCTACTGTGAATAGCTGCGTGCCGGATGAAATTGCAGTAGGAACGAGCGCAGTATATTTAATATGCAAACGACCCTCTTCCGACCATTTAATCATGTCCGAGTTGGTCGGCAATTCTGCGCCTACTAAACGAAGGAATGATGCGATTGAGCGATTGCCATAACGTGCAAACTCTTTTTCCGCAAGATCGGGTAAATACTGATTTAAAAATGCGAAGCTACTTATGTAGTTCGTTGTTGTGGTAACTTTCGTTGCCGTTGGCGTTAACGCAAATGTTGGTGACGCCGCTAATGAACCTGCCATTGTTTTATAAATTTAAAATGTGAAATAATAAAAAAGCATACCTTCCTACTTAACGTAGGCACACCCCCTAATGCAATGGGTGTTATTTACGACTTGGTATCTTTAGCGATGAACCATGAGATTCGTCTAACGCTCTCATTGTTATTCCTTCTGTTTTATTTGCGCCACTTGGGGCATTCCGAACACTACCCATATTTATATTTTTATCGGAAATTGCTTGTGATGCTATTGCATCGGCTTTCCCTTGTTCGTAAAAATGTTTTGCAAATAAATCGGGATTCATTGCTACTGCAAGACTTTTGTGATATGCGCCGGCATCCTTCAAATAACCTTCTTCGTTTAGATGGCTATTCACAAAATTACCTACGTTTATCTGACTTTGCTTTAACTTTTCTGCATCGCTTGGAGAATAAGTGAAACTTTTGTCGCCAACATTGAAATCAAAACCTTTGAAGTTGTTGTCGAAAAGCTCATTCGTCTTTTGTACGAAGTAATCGGATAAAACTTTGCCTTTGTCCATATCGGACTTCCTGCTTGATACCTCTTTCTTATAAGCCTCATACCCATCTTTATCCTCATCGGGAACATTGCCACCTGCCGACACGACAGGAACTTTATATTGCTCTTTTTGAGTGTTAAAATAAGCGATAGCTTCTGAAAGCTCTTTTTTCATGGCGATTTTCTTTGACCTGACATCCTTCTCGTCATCGAGTTCTTCGTCATAATCAAATTTTTCTCTAATGTCATAGGCTATATCATCAGCATCCAACTCTGGATTCTTAATAGCCATATACTCCGCCATAATCTTTTTAGGGTCTTCCTTCTCGAAGTCTCTATTTACTTTTATGAAATCATCAATTCCACGACCCGTTTCCTTTTTGAATTTGTAAAAAGTAGATACATCTTCGGGTAGTTCAACTTCCTTTTCGATTACTTGCGGTGCAAGGATTTCGTCAAAAGAAGTGTACCCTTTTTGGTATTTCTTATTAATAAGTGAAAGAACTGCGGTTTCATCGAGTTCGGGAGGTGCTTGTTCGGCAACTACACCTACAATAGGTTTTGCAATTGCTTGTTGTTCGGCTTGTGCTTGTTCAAGTAGTTCTTTTTCAATGGCTACTTTGCCCTTTACCTCATCGCCTACGACCTCTCTTACTCCTGTGATATTCATATTAAATTAGATTTTATACACAAATGTACTACAAATAATTAAAAACCAAATATTTATTGAAGTTTATTTAAAGTTTTGCTTTAAGTAGATGTGCATAGTTAGTCCTTTCCCTGCATACCATTTATATAACTACATATCAAACGTATTGATACTAATAAATGACTATACAAAGTTTATGTACCTACTTTAGCTATTGGCACATACGCGTTCTACTACTAACTACTGTTCCTGCGCAGTATACTAATCTCTTGAATATGGTATGCAGTTCCTTGTTGATGACTAATGAATCAGAGCAAGATTTTCGAGACTGTCTTAAAGTGGGGTTTATTCCATTTGCACAAACCCCCATGTTAGCTGAACAACCCTTCATTAAAAACACTAATAGCTTAGTTTCGGGAAAAAGGTAGGAAAACCGATTATAAAAAAAGCGTACAAGTTTCGGGAATGCAGCCCCTACGCTTATACGCTTAATAAATAACAGTAACCAAACTCTTTTAATTTCCTGCATGTTATTTTATTTACACAAATGTACTACTTATTTTTAAAATACAAAACTTTTTTCATAAACTATCGTGGTTCAAATTCCGCCAACGATAGCGACTCTTCCATCGAATCATTGGAACTCTCGAAGTTTTGCGATGGCAAATTGCGCTGACGTTGCTCAATTAACTTGGACTGCTGTGTAGCCTGTATCTTAGTCCTATTGTCCTTTGCATTTTCCTTTTTCTCCTCACGAGATTCTACTAATTCGGTTTCAGCGCCGCGTAACTGCATATTGTAGTTGAACTCCTTTTCCATTAACATCATTTTCAATTCAGCTTCCTTGTTCAACTTTTCCATTTCTTGACTATGCACCGCTTGGGATAACCCTAACTTTTGCTGACCCTCCGCTTGTACATACTGCATCTTGGCATTGCTTGACGCTTCCGCACTCTGAATATTACCTTGTGTTTGCATTTCCATGCGAGCTTTCTCATCAGCCATTTTCTGCTTATCCCTATCCTTGCGCTTTTTCTTTAATAACTCATTCGCTAACTTGATATTGTTTACTGACCTTATGTCTATGGCATCCTCTAAATTGATATTCTCCTTAGCAAGCGCCTGGTTAATATTCATATCCAATTGCGCCCTTTCTTCCTCATCGGGTGCTACCTCAATGAATATGCCAAAAGAATGTAAATAAAGGTTCTTAATGTCCTCTAATGTAGCAACGCTATACTTGCCTATCTGCATAGCCAATTCTTCCCTAAAATCGCTATATTGTAATACATCGCTTAATCTTATGGAAACCGCATCCGCCATACGCTTAGTAATAAACATAGACGCTTGTAAAATATGGCGTGTCGCAGTATTGCTATTCGCAGCAGCCAACTTCTGTAACCCTACCAATGAATTTGGATCGGGATTAGATGCGTTCTTTTGTATGCCGGTACACAAACTCATCATATTCAAATTAGAATCTATCTCCCCATTTATGGCTTGTAATTTATTTTGACCGCTACTTGTAGAAAGCTCTTGTATGGGTATCTTCCCGTGATTAAACTCCCCCTCTTGCGTTAATGACCTACCAATGACACTGCCTGTCTGAAAGTACATACGCAAAGCATCTTCGGGGTTATATGTTGCACCTGTACCTAAATCAACTTCATTAATACCATCGGCATCTATGAAAACGCCATCGGGCATTAATTTAGAAAGTATTTGTTGCTTTTTAAGGAAGCATAGCTGTATTTGGTCTGCAAATGGAATCATTCTGCGAGTTAATGATTCTATGACACCCTTATACATACGAGGCGCACACGCTACATAGTTAGAAAGTGCCATTTGGGAAGGCGATTCAGGGCGTACCATATTCTTAGCCATTTCCCATTTCAATAGTATGTTTGACCCCAATACCATAATACCCTCATACCATACATCTTTTGGTATGGAAACCTTTTCAAACTTATCATTTGGTGCAGGGTTAAATCCACTACCTTTTTTTATGACTTTCTCGAAGCCATTATCCAAACGCTTTTTCTTGTATGTGAAATTATGAGTAGTCTTATAATTGAAAAACAACAACGTAACCGTATCCTTCTGAAATAGGTCGTTTGAGTAGTTTCTCATTATGCCATAATAGTCATAAAAAGCTGAACCAAAACGAGAAATATCAGTCATTTCATCCTTAGTAATATCAGGATTAATTTTGTACAATTCTGTTAATGGAACACGCTTTACTTCGCCCCAATAAAATACATCATCGAATGTAGGCGATTCTGTATATGAGTAAACAACATTCTGTGGGTCAACATAAGATAGCGTAATGCCATTGTTTTCTTCAAACTCATGCTTTGATATGCCTACGCCTAATGTTGTAATATCATAGTCAACTTGCTTCTTAATTTCATCATACTGATTTCTTTTGAAAATCGTATCAATGGCGACTTCCTCTGCAATTTCAATGCTCGGCTTGTACTTTAATTGCATATACAAACTAAGTTCCGTTTGGTCTTCGGGTACATCATTCTGCGGTATGTCAAATGCATTAACGCCAAAATTCTTTTCTATGCTGATTAAAACATCTTTAGCCAACATATTCGATTCTACCATTTGCTGAAAAGCGTTTTTCTTTTCAGAACTCATAATATCAACCGCTTCCGCCTTAACCTTGTATAGCCTTTCGTTTATGCCATTAACTACCAAATCAACAAAGTTTGGTATGGCAGGAACTATTGACCAATCCAAATTGATGTGTTCAAGGCTTCCATTAACGGAAAAACTATTTTTATATTTGGATATAGGCTGTTCACCACGAGCATACAAACGTAGCTTATTAAAATTTATCCATTGGTCGTAAAACCTACATGAATTTCCGCCTGTCCTGGAAAACCATTCCCATTGCACGCTTTGCGCAATTTTTAAACCGTACTCTTTTGTTTCTTTTTCAGCATCAGATACTAATACACTTGGGAATGAGGTTGCATTAAGTATTACGGCAGGAGGTTGTGATTGCATAAGCTACTATTGTATGATTTTACTAAAAGTTCCAGCGTTGTCATACTTAGCAAATTTAATACTTATTTTTGATTTTTTCACTTCGGGTAAATATAAATTCTTTTGAGTAGCCATTATTGCCAATCCCGAACTTATGGAAGCGTCATGTTTTGTTCGATTAGTAATGTCAAATGCGCCCCAATCTATGAGCGTTTTATTGAATGGCATATTGCCCATTTGGTCGGGATTTCTATACGTTCCCTCTAAATCATAACCTACATATTTTTCTATGTAAGTCTGTATGGCAGAAGCGTGCGCTTGCTTAATATCCTCGCTGTTATTGGGTATGCCACCCAATTCCAACTCCGTTTGTGATAATTGCGACCTATGCTTATCGGGTCTATTCATGCTAAATGGTCTGTATCCATTATTCTTTAAATGATACAATAAACGAGGTTTATTATTCTCGCATAAAATAGGCATCCCATAAAAATGAATTGCCATTAAAACATCTTCAAAAAATATTTCAGCAGTTTCGGGTCGGGCAATATATTCTAAAAAGAAATCGTTTGTTGGTGCTTCTGCCATGTGAAACCCCGTTTTGCCATGCAATGCACCTTTTGATCCACCGCCACCAACAACGCCCGATATATCATAAGGGTCACATCCAAAAACTCCCAAATGTTCATTCATAGGATAGCGCAATCCACCCTTTTCAAATACAGCATTTTGCATTTCCGTTGGCGGTATCCATGATAATAAAAAACGACCTTTTTTTGATGGTGTCCATATTACCTTGCTGAATCGCACCCCGTTGTACCAACTGAAATATCCTTGCGTTAAATAGCCATGTTTTTCTAATCCGTCATTGTAATCTATTTGCGCATAAATCTTTTCCAAATTGAATATGGATGACTTACTTTCATCTCTAAAGGCATGGGCAATTGTCCGGCTAAATTGACGATAAAACTCATTCAAGGCATCGCCATCGCTCTTTAGTATAGATGCTTCATTTTGCCACCAATCAATAACGCCCATAGTTTGCTGAACCCCATCAATTCCCTTTACGGGCTTGTCGGGAGTTGCATCTATTATCGGCATACCATATTCGTCAATGAATCCCTCTGCGTTCCATTCGGTAGGCACATACAAGGCATATAGTCCACTTTTTGTTTGCCCATTCTTACTACGTTCCATAGGGTTTGAATCCGCAAACATTTTTTTGTAATTCTCTCCACCCTCTGATAATTTGTTAGAGGTTGAACCCATCATACACTTTCCTATTATGCGCGAACCTAAGCGCAAACAAGTTTTACGAACACGCCATGCACCGAGTATATCGCCCTCAATAATCTTTCCTGCCTCATCCTCAATAAGTAATTGTAACTTTTGTGAATCGTATGAGTTATTGCCAGTGCCACGCCATGTAATATTTGTATTCAGCCCTTCCTCTGACGCTTCGTTATCGTCATTCATATTCTTTCGAGTAATCTTGGATGCAGGTAACGTAAATTCTAATTGTGTTTTTGGCTTATCCATACCTGCCTGCATAGGCTTGAAAAAGAAAGGGTAGTTCCAAAATATGTTAACCGCCTTTTGCGTGAATAGGTCGGCTGCGTCTTTTGCAGTTTTGGACATTATGCCGACATGACCATTCTTTATGGAAGTGCCAATATTGCAACACTCCGAAGATGCCATAAAAGAAAATCCACTACGTCTAATTTTAAGGTAACAAATGCCAAAGCAACGAGGGTCTGCCTTACACGCTTCCCAAAATATGTAGAATA